GGAGACGTACCATTGATGGTATACTTTCCATTGAAGCTAACGCTAGGTTATACATTGACCAAGAACGTGAGAAGTTTTCTAAAGAAGAACTTGATAAGATGTTTGACATCTTGTACGATGGTGAGAATAAAAACAGAGTATGGGTTCACTCACACTTTGGCACCAACGACATTGATGATATCTTTACCAAGCTTCGCTTTATGATTATTGGTTGCGACTGTAAATGGGTAGTAGTAGATCACTTGCACATGTTGGTAAGTGCAGTACATGAAGGTGATGAGAGACGAGCTATTGATACTATTATGACTAGACTTAGAAGTTTAGTTGAAGAGACTGGTGCAGGGATTATCCTTGTGTCTCATCTCAGACGTGTCGATGGTAATAAAGGACATGAGAATGGAATTGAAGTAAGTCTCTCTCATCTACGTGGCTCCAATAGTATTGGACAACTATCAGATTGTGTTATTGCATTAGAACGTAATCAACAATCAGATGACCCAGATGAAGCTAGGACTACAAGACTACGTGTTCTTAAATCAAGATACACAGGTGATGTTGGTATGGCAGCTAGAGTTATCTATGATGCAGAGACTGGTCGACTATCAGAATTAACTGATGCAGATATTGAGTTTGACAACTCAGGTGAAGAGGTATTTTAATGGATTTAGTATTTGATATAGAAACTGATGATATCCATGCTACTAAAGTATGGTGTATCGTTGCCCAGAATCCTGACTCCGGTGAGATATTTAAGTTCCCACCTAACAAGTTAGAAGAAGGGTATCAGTTTCTTACTACAGCAGACAGACTTATTGGTCACAACATTATTGGATTTGACATCCCAGTTGTAGAAAAGTTTGGAGGAGTAAATCTTAGTGATAAAGAACTCATTGATACCTTAGTTTTATCTAGACTATTTAATCCAACACGTGATGGTGGACACAGCCTTGAGACTTGGGGTTATAAGCTAGGCTATCCTAAGATTGAGTTTGAAGATTATCTTAATTACTCTACTGATATGTTAAACTATTGTGTACGGGATGTACAGTTAAACACTAGAGTACTACAGGAACTTCGAAAAGAATCAAAAGGTTTCTCACCTCAATCAATTGAGATTGAACAAGGTGTTGCTAAGATTATGAAACAGCAGGAGCAAGATGGTTTTGATTTTGATATGCAATCTGCTTTAAGTTTATTAGCAGAACTTAGAGAAAAGAAACAACTGATTGAGTCAGAGGTACATGAAACTTTTAAACCTAAATGGGTAGACACTAAACAGGTCTCACCTTATATCAAGAAAGATGGTAATCTATCTAAGCGTGGACTAACAGATGATGAGTATCAACGTTGCTTAGACACTAACAACTTCAATCCCTTTATGAGACAAACTTTACAAGAGTTTAATCTTGGTTCTCGTAAACAGATTGGAGAATATCTTATTGACTTTGGTTGGAAGCCAGATAGATTTACACCTACTGGTCAGCCTATTGTAGATGAGAAAACATTATCTAAGATAACTCACATCCATGAAGCAAAACTTATAGCAGATTTTTTACTACTGCAAAAGCGTATAGCTCAGATTGATTCGTGGGTAGAAGCTGTCAAGGATGATGGTAGAATACATGGGTTTGTTATTCCCAATGGTACTATTACCGGAAGAATGACACATAGAAACCCTAATGTTGCACAGGTTCCATCGGTAAGTAGTCCGTATGGAAAAGAATGTCGAGCTTGTTGGACTGTACCAGAAGGTTATAGTCTTGTAGGTGTCGATGCAAGTGGATTAGAGCTACGTATGTTAGCACATTATATGGATGATAAGGAGTACATCAATGAAATTATTAACGGAGACATTCACACAGCTAACCAAACGTTTGCTGGACTTAAATCAAGAGATCAGGCTAAAACTTTCATCTATGCACTCGTTTACGGTGCCGGAGATGAAAAGATTGGAAGCATCATTAAAGGAAGCAGAGCAGACGGTAAGCAGTTGCGAGAACGCTTTCTTAGTAGTCTCCCAGCATACAGAACTCTTAAAGACAAAGTTGACAGAGCATCTGGAAAAACGTTCCTCAAAGGGTTAGATGGTAGAAAGTTATATATAAGAAACAAACACTCAGCTTTGAACACATTGCTTCAAGGTGCCGGTGCTATTCTTATGAAGAAAGCTTTATGTATTTTATCTAGTAGGCTTAAGCTTAGTGGAACACCACATAAGTTTGTCGCAAACATTCACGATGAATGGCAGATAGAAGTCTTATCTTGTAGAGCAAACAAGGTAGGACAAATGGCTGTTGAATCTATCATAGAAGCAGGTGAACATTTTGATCTACGTTGTCCGATGGATGGCGAATTTAAAGTAGGAGGTAATTGGAGTGAAACACACTAAACAACAAGAATTAAATATGAATTATATTAAACCTAATGATAGCAGTAGAAAGGGAGACTTAGCTGAATACTATGCAGTTACATGGCTGTGGGATAATGGCTATGAAGTTTTTAAAAACACAGGTTGTACTGGACCAATAGATATGATAGCAATGAAAGATGGTGAAACTATTTTTGTTGATGTTAAAACAGCACAGCCACAACAACATAAAAAAACTGGTAATAAAGTAACTAAATGTCAAAGTCGTAACGAGATACAAAAAAAATTAGGTGTTCAGTTATTACAGTTTAATCCTGTTAATAGAAAATTAGCTTGGATAAAACATAGACAGAGAACATAATATGACTAAATCTAAAAAAACTCTTGACACATTAGTCGAAGATATATATAATAAGATAGGTGTACTTGCTGATGGTGAGCACATTGATCTAGACCCTGAGACTATCGACCAGTTCGGTGAGTCTATGAAAGAGATACTTTACAAGTGGTCTCACCCTGAACCAAGAGGTGATGCAACTTTACGTATGTCTAACATAGGTAGGAAGTCACGACAACTTTGGTTTGATATGAAGTCAGAAGGTACTCCGGAAAGGATGCCACCTTCTTTATTCATTAAGTTTTTATATGGACATTTACTTGAAGAGATAGTTATATTTCTTATCAAGCTATCTGGACATACAGTTACTGATGAACAGAAAGAGATCAAGGTATCTGGAATCAAAGGACACATGGATTGTGTTATCGATGGAGAGGTTGTTGATATTAAAACAGCTTCCGGATTTGCTTTCAAAAAATTCAAGGATGGTACTCTAGCAGAAAACGATATGTTTGGGTACATGGCTCAACTTGCAGGGTATGAAGCAGCACAGGGTACAGACAAAGGTGGATTCCTTGCTCTTAATAAAGAGTCTGGTGAGTTAGCTTTGTACAGACCTGATAACTTTGATAAGCCTAACATCAAGAAAAAGATTACAGATATTAAGAAGGCTGTGAAGTTAGCTACACCACCAGAACTATGTTACAGTCCTGTTCCAGATGGTAAGTCTGGTAATATGCAGCTACCTAGAGAGTGTGTATATTGCAGACATAAGTTTGAATGTCACAAAGATTCTAATGAGGGTAAAGGTTTAAGAGTATTTAAATATTCTAATGGTTTAAAATATTTAACTCAGACACCCAAGCCACCTAAAGTTATAGAGGTAACACAGATATGAGTGGAAGAAGATCAAAACAATTAAGACGTAAAGCAGAAGACTTACTCATAGAGTGGTTAAGAACTATGGTTCCAGATGGAGAAGATACATCTAAGATACACAGAAAGAATCTAGATGAGTTCTTGCCAGAACAAACACACATCTTTGCTAACAATAGATTTCTTCTTAGTGCATATAGTTTACGATGGTTTTACAAACAGGTTAAACGGAATCCACAGCTAACGCTTGGAGACCTTAATGCCTAGAAGAGTACCTAGAAAACCTAGACCTAAAAAGATTAACGTACCTAAAGGGTATGACAGTCGATGGGAGTATGACATTCATTTAGGTATACTTCAAGACTGGAAACACCATTGGGATGTCATACAATATGTCGTTGAACATAAATACGAAGCTGACTTTGTTAGAGACATAGATGGTAAAACAATTTTATTGGAAGCTAAAGGTAGGTTTTGGGACCACGCTGAGTACAGTAAATATATTCATATTAGAAAAGCACTACCAAAGAATACTGAGTTAATATTTTTATTTCAAAAACCTTTCTCTCCTATGCCGGGAGCAAAGGTAAGGAAAGATGGGACAAAAAGAACACATGCTGAATGGGCTGAAACAAATAACTTTACATGGTATAGCGAAGAGACTTTACCGAAGGAATGGAAAAATGAGAAAGAGTAATTATAAATTTAATGAAGACAAACTATTACAAGAGCTTAAAGGATACATTGATGCTACATACAGTCAGCATTATGCATCCGATAAATATCAGGCTACCGATGTTATTATTGATTCGGGACATGGTGAGGGCTTTAGTCTTGGTAATATTATGAAGTACGCTAAACGCTATGGAAATAAAGAAGGAAAGAACAGAAAAGACTTGCTAAAAATCTTACACTATGGTATAATAATGCTTAACATTCACGACACAGAGAACTCATAATGGTAGATGATAAAGTAGGTATCAAGGAATATCTTGGTATAAAAATAAATTATAGTAACGAAAAAAATTTAGATAAGTTCAGCCTTGACACACTTAAGGATAGATACTTATGGGAGAATGAAACACATGCACAAGAAGCATTTGCCAGAGCATCAGTCTTCGCAGCCACCTACAAAGGGAACACAGATTTTGAATTGGCTCAAAGACTTTATCACTACAGTTCCTCTTGTTGGTTCATGTTTAGCACTCCTATACTTAGTAACGGGGGAACAAGTCGTGGTCTTCCTATTAGCTGTTTCCTCAATTATGTACCTGATAGCAGGGATG